CCCTGTGGAGCCTATACCCCCACCAGGAAAGCCTGTATCAACGTTCTGTCTTGCCTCGTTTGCCTCGGCCCACCATACGTTACTGAATACAGCCCCAGACTCCCCCTTCCTGGCAGGTATCATCTCCCCAACAACATCATCCCACTTCCAATAGAAGTCGTCAGGATTTAGAGGAGGGACTCCGCCTATAGTAGGAGGAACGCCATCAGCTAATTGGGCATCTCTGAACGTAGGGTCTATACCTATCGTTTGTGGGGGAGGAGCAAAACGAGGAGGTACCCGGACAGGCTCAGGCGCCGAAGGAGGCAGGCGCCTCTCAACTACAGGTAAACCTTTTAGCTGATCTACTTCAGCTTGAGCATCTTCCCGTGAGAAGAACGTTCGAGAAAGAAAGGTATTAGGCCCAGTGGCAACACTATATTGACCTCGACGGCCTCTCCCTACTACAAAAGGATAATGGTCGGGCATTACACCGTCCTCCTCGTGAAGGCCATACGGTTCATCTTGTCCACAAAGTCCTCTAGGTCCTCACGCACTAACTCCTCAGCCTTGGGCTTACCACGGTGTCGGTCAGCTAGTTTGTTAGTTAGGGCTTCCCAGTCCTCCGGAGTCATGGACATAAAACGGTCAACCTGCTCGCTAGGTGTAAGAGAGACACTGCCATACGGGTAGTCCTCTTCGAGAGCCTGCATAAGCATCTCTCTGGTCTCTAAGTACCAAGCAGTAAGGTCCTTAGCCAGCTCATCCAGTGAGGGGCCTGTTATGATAGGCATTAGACCTGCTCCAACCCAGGCGTTGAACCTGATATTTCTGGTGGTTGTCTAGGCTGTCCCTGGCGTGTACGACCTCCCATGGATTGCAGCATTTCTATTATGGCAGCACGGGAGCCTTCGCTACCTGGTGGAACCTGACCTCCACCACCATTTTGAGACTGTATAGGCTGCCCGTCAGGACCAACTAACTGCTGCTGCGGAGGTGGCAAGACACCTACAGTCTGTAGCACGTCTTCATATAGGACAGGCTTCATCATCTCCTGGAGGTCTTGAAGCATCCTGGCCTTTATTTCATCCTCTGGTTGATCCATACGGAGGCCTAACTCTAGGAAAGTACGGCGAGTGATATGGCCCTGAGTGTGCATACGGTCATAGAACTGACCTTCTGCAATAAGGTTTTGAGGTAGGAGAGGGTCTATGTCAACCATGATGATAGCAGGCCACTCTGTTATGTCCTTAGGAGTGAGCGACATCTCATCTACCCATATCTCCTGCCGGGCACGGGTAACTAGTTGGCCTTCTAGCCAATCTATCAGGCTAACTAGGCAACCACTATAAGAATCTACAAGGTATTGGAACTGGCTCTTAGCCATCATAAAAAGGGAGTTGTCACGGAAGCCAGACCCGGCTGCACTAGGCGGTTCGCCCTTAAAGATAGGAGACACACCATGCTGCCCCATTATCTGCATAAGGGTTTGGATAAAGGGCATAGCACCAAAAACATCAGCCACATTAGCAAACGGGTCCACAATCTTGGAGCCGGCAGGTAGGGCAGTAGCCTTCTCGGCCGAGAAGGTATACGTCTTAGGCTGAGGTTGGTTATCCTCACCAGGCCTATTGGCTATTTCGGTCTCAGGGGTAAACCCTTCAGGGACCTCAAGAGTTAGCCGCTTACGGACAAGTAGCTCGACAGCCTCACCCATACGGGTTAGAGCACGGTTGATGAGGGGCTCATTGTGGCGAAATGATTCGGCAACGGAAATACCAATCTTATCAGGGTCCTTGCTACTGGTAGTACGGCCTAGGCACATGAAGTATTGAACGCTAGGGTCTCCTACCTCTTGATAGACTAGACGACCATTAACATAGACCTGGTATACACCTTTGGAGTTAGGCATCCTCTCACGACGGTATTCTGTAACTAGGACCATTGTGGCCTCACTAAGGCCTGCTGCTAGAGGTCGGATAGTCTGGTCAGGCTGGCCAGGAGTAGCTGCTACAGCCTCAGCAATCTCCTGATTAAGAGTGTCTGGGAAGGCCTCAAGTTGCTTATCCGTATCTAGGCCAAACGCAGGGTAGACCTCGCGCTTGGACTTCCAGGAGTGTTCAATTGATTCGACTATCTGGTTGCCAGGACCTAACCGGAAGTAGAAGGTAAGAGGGTGAATGGTAAAGACTCGGAAGGGTGGCCCCCACTTCCGCTTCAGGGCCTTTACACGGTCTCTAAAGTCCTTATCCTTTTCACCTTTAAGCCGCTTACGCTCCTCTTTAGGCCAAGGATAGTAAGCAGCCTTAAGGATACCTATACCTAGCCCAGCCTGAGCATCCACTAACTCAGCCTTAACTGCGACAGGCTTACCTATCCATTTAAGGAACTGAGTCCAGAAGGCTTCTCTCTTACTAGTGTTATCCTGGGCAGGGTCACCACTACGGAGAGCCTTGAGGACTACATTAGGCTCATTGGATGTAAGGGAGGCCTTAACATTCTCGATTAGCTCGCTTGCGGCTCCTATGCGAACCTCTAGTCCAGAGGTTTTTTCACCTGTAGGAAGTTGTATGTCATCCTCATAGTTCCGCAGTAACTCTACCTCATTCATCTTGGTGTGTAGGCCCCGTAGCTCGTCCTGGAGTTCTCCTAGGAGACGGTGAACATAGGTAGGGTCTACGGCTGGTTCTATCTCGGCAGCTATACTAGGCATCAAAAACCTCTAAGACGTACTTCCAGCATAGGACCTCCTGCCAGAGACTCCGCCATTACACAGGCTATAGCTAGAGCATCGAGGCGGTCATCATGGCGATGACTTCCAGTTGGAGAGAAGGAGCATAGCTCATCCTCTAAGGATACACCATCTACCAGGGGAAGGTCTCTGGGTAGGAATAAACGACCGCTTGCAAATAGTGAGTCTAGGTACAAGGCCCTACCAGTTTTATCGCGGTCAAGACCCAGTATCTTCATCGCAACGGTCCTGTTGGTGCGGTAGGGAATCTCCTTGAACGGAAGTTGGTGACGCCGACGCATACCTTGAAGGAGACTGAGTTGGAAGCCCGCTGTCTCAAGCCCTACAGCACGAAGGCCAGCAGTCCTCTTAGATAGGGTGACAATCTTGGTTTCCAGGTCAGGAGTTTCTACCCTAGCAGCCCACATATCCACTAGATACATCCATTTAGTACGAAGGTCTATGCCAACGGTCGCAATACTGCTATAGTCGGCATACGTGGCAGTCGAGGCAGCAGGGTCTATCCCCATGACAAACTGCATAGGGTTTTTAGGTATAAGGGCTTCATTCCAGTATTGGAGATGGTCACGGAGGATAATGTTACCCTTGACAGCCTGTGGGTTGCACATGAAGGTTAAGGCGAATAGAATATCTCCCTTGTCCCTGTGTATCCTCTCAATCTTCTCCATTGGGAATCTGGTGGGAGATAGTGTAGGACCCCAAGGGTAATTACCTGCCACCGGCATCTCGTAGATTGAGAACCCCATATCAATAAAGGTAGATACGAGGTCATTCTGTCCCCAGCGAGTAAGGATAACTACGATGCGTCCATCGTGAGGATAGAACTGATTTCCTTTCTCCATCAGGCGGTCAATGACGACACCTCTAATCTTTTCCACCTGACCCATCATAGTGGTAGGACTCTTAACATCATCCTGATCAGTAGGGTCGTCTATGATAATGATGTTGAAATGGAGACCCTGGTAGGGACCGTTAAGGCCAGTCCCCATAAGGGTAGGGTCAGGGTCCTCGATATCGCGCTCAACGAATAGGACATTCTTGGTCCACTGGAGTTCAGTGTCCTCTTGAACACCAAAGGCCGCCCTATAGACATTGTTGCTTTGGATGGTCTGGCTGATGGCCATGACCTGCTTCTGGGCCTGCTCCCCAGTGTTCATTATCCAAAGCACCCTGACGTTGGGATTTTTACCAATTTCCCTTTCAATAAAGTCCCGTACGGTAGTTGAATTATGGGTTGGTGTCAGGCCTTGACCGGCAAGAAACATCCCAGTTGGGTTGGCCACCTCTATGCACCTAACCGAACGGGAATCAACAGCCTCCACAGAAACCACAGGATTACCACAACTCCACTTCCAACTGGAAGCCCCTAGCCTCTCAGACTTTCTGGGCAGCTTAAATACCGGCAGAGCAGGAGTAAAGAGAACTCTATACTGGTCTTGGTTAGGCCAGCAGGGTCTAGGCCTGAGAGTGGCTCTAATTCCCAAGGAACGGTGTAACTCCAACACACCTAATGACAGTCTTTGGTTTGTGTTGTCAAACGAGCAATGCCCGCCAGGAGACACAGTGCCATCCGAGTCCATTAGCCCCTGAGACAAGGAGAGCCTGTCCTTGTATGAAGACTCCAAATATGACCTAGGGATGTGCTTGTTACTTAGTACATCTAGGGACGCCAATCTCTCTTTTAGACCATGTACTATCCTGGAACCGTTGGCTCTAGGCTCAGAAAGAGTAAACCCATCTTCACGTATAGAGTCCCACACCTCGTCATCCCAGGAGTTTATGATTCCATCCACCGTAGTCCCGTCGCCTAGCCATACTCCCAATGTATAAGGAGGTACTCCAGGCTCGTGGCCATTGGTGTACTCAATAGACGGAGACGAGGGAACATAACAGGCGTATCCTCTATTGGCCTGTCTACTGTCTACAAGATGGGAGAGCTGCAAGGTCGTCACAAGCTCACCTATGTATGCGGAACCGTTCCTCCTAGATGCGTCTATCCTTTTCCTCGTCTTTACGCGCCACAGATGTTCAGCGTCAGCTACAATAGATGTACCATCACCGAACTTAACCTCATAGCAAGACCGATTACTCCATATAGGTGATGTACTTAATACGCGGGTAGGCTTGCCATGTTCATCAAAGACATCATCTCCTACTTGCAGGTCGCCAAATCGTTGCCAGCCATTAGGCGTAGGAATCGAAGTCTCCAGGTCCAAAGCCTTGTAAGTATCCGGAGGACAGACAATGACAGTGCGGTTACGAGTCTCTAAGGCCTCAGCCCAGGCATCCTGATAAGGCTCATACTCACGGTGATGGATGGCCTTAGCATAGGTGCGAGCATCACCATCACGCGCCGCTAGGGCGCGGGTAGTGAGGTCGTCTAGTACAGGAGTTTCTACTACCATTACATCCTTTTCAGGAACCAAGATATTATACCAGCCTCATAACAGGATAGTCTTTTACCTCTATACTCCATTGCCCACATATGCCGACCTGGATGGCGGCAGCCACGGGTTATGAGATAATCAGATATACCATACAACACTAGTCCAGGACCTCACCATCAAGGGCCTTGTCACCGTTAGAGTCCTCTATCTGAGGATTCTCCTCTGCAATCCGTCTATTAGCCTCAAATCTCTCCAACAGTTCCCTAGCAGCGGTACGCCGAGCATTTTCATCATCTACCTGCTGGCCCTCAACGGTTACCGTGACACTCTCACGGTAGGCACCTGGGGGTAGGTGGTCAGCCTCGGGCTCCAAGGCCTTTTGTAGGGCTATAAGGTCTTGAGGAGAATACTGCTTACGGATAGCCTTGAGTAGGGTTGTCTCACGGTCTGTCATACCACCAAGGTTATAGTTAGCCTTGTAGAGTAGCTTGAAGTCCAGCCTAAGAGCCATGCGGAAGTTCCGCATAAACTCCATTTGGAATAGGTCATGGGCTAGGTTGTTCTGGAGCCAGGCTAGACCGTCTCCGGATTCCCACTTGCGGAAGTCCTCATCCTCTCTACGCCACTTCTTAACCACGGCGAAGGAGATACTGGCTAGCATACAAGCCTCACGCACAGAGAAGCCGGATGCTCGGTAACTGAGGTAGGAGGCCTTACGAGGATTCTTATTAAGAGGTATACGGGCCTTGAGCATCTCTTCGTAACTATCAGCCTCTACCATATCACCCGCTTTACCAGATTCCACAACCCGAACGGTCTCATTAGGTTCTGTCTCGTAGCTAGTTTCCATAGTAGGCCCCGATACTAACAATACGTGTACCTTTACGAGAATTGCAGGGCTGGCAGGCAGGTACAATATTACCGTAATCGTGTGTACCGCCCTTGGAGATAGGAATAAGGTGGTCTCTAGTAAGCTCGGTTACTTGCACACAGTAGACACAACGGTATCCAAATAAATACTTTATCTCCTCCCACTCAGCAAGAGTAAAGTCGCCACCATTAGCCCGCTTTTGATGATGATAGTTGGTAGTGCGAGCCTGTTGCTCTTGCCGGTGTTCTTTACGGTATACGGCCTGTTTAGCTCTTATGTTATCCCGATTTCTCATATAGCGCTTAGCACGGACAATCTTATCTTCCTCTGAACCTCGCTGACGGTCTATTATCTCCTCACGGTGGTCCACATAATATTGAGCATTAATAGCTTGCATTCTCTCACGGTGGTCTACGTAATACCGAGCACTTCTAGCTAGCATTTTATCACGGTTCGCACGGTAGTACCTAGCTCTAGTAGCCCTGTCAGGCTCGATGTCAGCCTTGCCTGATTCCACAACCTGTACACCAATTTCATCTTGTTCAAGCATAGCAACCTCTCTATTATCATTATAGCACACTTGTAGGCTCGTGTCAAGTATTATAGCATAGTACACAACAGTAGTTGCTAGTATAGGACAGCATGTAATAGCAATCTGGAGGTGAAACGACTATTTACTCCCATTCACAGTATGTAAGTATGGGGGGTCGCCCTGAATTGCTAATGTGTATATACTGGTGAAGGGTTGACAACAACCCCCCACTATTATATACTGTGAATAGAAGTTAATAGTCGTTGTAGGAGAAGAGTGTGATATTAGGCATTATGCACGTCAACAGGAAGAAAGGTAGACCCGGACAATGTAAGCGCTGTAAGGAAACTATTGACGTAGGAGAGGTTCATGCTGTAATTATAGTTAGGTATGGAAAAGCCCAAGAAGCGATGTTTAAGATGAAAGCAGCCCAGGGCCAAGCATGGACCAAGAAGGCTGGCCTGAAGTATAGGAGACTGCATCTGAAGGATTGCCTAGCCGAGTGGTTGGCATTTGTTTACCTCCGGCGCACCGAGGCCAGGCGAGAACATAAGGGGGGTAGGCCACCACTGCCATCAATGAACCCAGAGGAGAAGTTGATTAGACATCGACTGGTTCGTAAAAGGGCTGAAATCATCAGGCAGATTGATGCTACGAACAATAGTGCAAGGATAGCAGTATTGGCAGGCAGGCTTTTGCAACTTCAAGGCCAACTTAAGGTGCCCGTGACTCCACCGCTTAAAAAGAATATGCACAGGAACATGATGCTGTCCAAGGTACAAGGAAAAATTAACAAAGCTGAGGAGGCTGTTAATGGCTCCATACTACACACCCCTGCCTGAACGAGGCAACGAAGACGACTTTGCTCCCACGGAAGATACTACATACTGTAGGTGCTGCGGAGGCAAGGCTGAAATGGACGCCTTCTGCTTGCAGTGTCACCACAAGTATGATGAGTGGTGTGCCCGAGGAGACGGTAAGTGTCCTAACTGTGGATACATGGTAGATGATGAGGGCAAGTGTAGCCACTGTGGACACCAAAGGACTAAGGAGAACACGCAGGTCATCAAGGCTACTCACTGCAACTATTGTGGCTTCATGTTGGATATGGATGGCACCTGCATAAAGGATAGGTCACACGAACAAGTTGCAGTTTAGGAGGACACTATGAATTATATAAACGGACTGCGAGGCATACCTAGACTAATAGTGGGTACACTGGTAGTAGTTATCGTGTTTGGCCTATTTCTATGGTCAACAGGGCTCCTTGATGTTGTACTGGGTGTGGAATGGATGAATAGGGAGAGCACTTGTAGTATGTCAGACGGCTCATGCTACCCTTGATGGATAGGTTAGAGCAGGCTAAATGCCCTCAATCTCCTACTAGCTCTCACTGGTGGATGGTACCTATGATAGGTGTCCATCCTATGGGCCATTGCAAGTACTGTGGTGAGGGTCGTAGGTTTGATAATAGCCGTGGCAACGATGAATGGCCCCACTCTACCGCTGCCTATGCGGCAAGGACAGAGCATGCCGAAAAGTCATAAAAATACCATATACTATAGAGGTGACAAATGGGCCAGACTGTCTCCTTATATAGGCAAGCGAGTGGAGATGCTGCGGATATATCACCGTACTAAAGTCCTAGTCATCATTGATGGCCGGAAGGTCCTTACGATGATGCGGTGCCTCAATACCTGAAAATTATAAAAATCTCCAAGTGAGTCTATTTTCCCCATTCTAGGACTAGCGGCGAAGGCATAGCTATAGGCTGTTGCTGGTATGCTGATTTAGGCATTGTAGTGCAGTAGTACCGCTGATGCACTATCTTAGTGCTTACTAAGTTAAGAAGTTTGTCGGCATGTTGACATAAGTACCTTGACAGCGTTGTTCGACTGTGCTACAGTGTAATTGCATCCGAACATTAACAACTGCATAGAAAGGACGTGCTAAATGTCCCGTGTCATACGTGTAGATAAAGACGTGTATCGAGTAGTGCTAGACGCCCGGCACAAGCTAGAGATTGCAACAGAACGAGTCGTCACAATGGGGGACGCGCTGAAGTTCCTGACGATGCTCGCTGACTCAGATAACGTACGCTTCTGGTTCTAGCCACAACCCCCTGGCAGTTGACGGATGCAGGCTGCTGGGGGGTTCTCTTTGCACTTCTATCTAGTGATATTTTTCACAATGTTTTAGGTCAAGCAATAACCCCCTTGCAGGCAGTGGGATTGTAGCAAGGGGGTTCTGGCTTCTAGCTACTGGTCAGCTTGGCGTGGATACGCTCAGCCTCACGTGTCATGCTGAACGCACGGAAGTTACCACTGACGAAGTGCTCCCGTATCTTGTCGGAGAGCATATCCTGGTGCGCCTCAACGAGCTCCTTAGAGGTGAACGCCTGCCCTTCGACTTCCCAGCTTGCAGTCCCACGGGAACCACCGTTAGCAGAGGGAGCGCGAGTCTTTTTAATATCAGCGCCCCCGCTGTTGACCATCAGATCGCCATCGCTGTCCTTCTCTAGCTTGACCCACTCGGCACCAAGACTGAACAGCGCGTTGGCGTGACCAACCACTGACTTGTCCCCACGCATAGCATCGTGAATATCAGCCCGCTTGCCAGCGTTGGCGGCTAGCTTTGTCGAGGCTACAGCGCTTATGACCGTTTTCAACTGGCTGGCTGTCTTCCCAGCACTCTTGACAGCCGCCTCACGAGCGCTAGACGCTTCCACCATCGCCTCGATGCTACTAGACTTGCCAGCTTTGGCTAGCTCGTTGGTAGCGTCTACGATAGCCCGGTTGTCCTGGTTAGTTTGTTCTGTGAGACGTGCTACTTTGCCTTCCAACTCTGCTACTGTCGGGGGAGCCTTTGTCTCTTGTGTCATTTTGTTCAACTCCTTTCAGGGGTTGATTCAACTTGCGTTGTCCCCACTGCCTAAT